GTACTGCGGGGACTTCTGTTCGGTCATGGGTCCTGCTCCGTTCAGGCATTTGGGTGGGGTCGGCCCGGGCCGGGAGGGGAATCGCTCGCGGCCAACGGGGGGATGCACCGGGCGCTCGACACGGCCCGGGCCGACCGATCAGGGGGTGGCGGCCGCGGGCAGCAGGTCGCGGACGTCCATCTCGAACAGCGCGGCGAGGGCGGTCAGTTCCTCGACGTCCCACGGCTGTACGCCGGTCATGCGGCGGTTGAGCGCCGACTGCGACATGTCCAGCTTCTCGGCGAGAAACCGCTGCGTGTACCGCCGCCGCGCCATCTCGGCCCGCACCGTGTCTGCTACGGCCTGTGTGGCTCCGGTTGTCATGGCGCAACTGTGGTCCGCTCAGCGAATCATGTCAAGCTGTAGCGAGTAGCTGATTCGTAGAGTGACAGTCTGATCTGTTCAGGTGACCCGCTGAGCGGTACGCTGTCCCACATGACGACGACCGCAACGCAAGCGGAACCCCGCCGGCCTTCGCAGCTGGCCGCTGCCGAGATCCGCGCCGAGCTCGCCAGACGCCAGGTGTCGTACCGACAGCTGGCCTTGATGATCGACGGCGTCTCCTACGCCTGGATCAACCGCCGGATCTCGGCGTGCGACGTGGAGATGACCCTCGAGGATGTGCAGCGGATCGCCGACGCCCTCGGCGTGCCGGCAACAAACTTCCTAACGGCGTGGGTTGGTGGCACTCCGTCACCAACTAGGCCTGTTATTGGCGCATATCGCGGTAATTGCAACACGCAACGTAATGACAATGTTCTCGATTTCCCGGTAACTTTGAAACGGCTCGGGGATGAGCCGGGTGAACGACGCCTCACCCGGACGGCAGCAGCATGACCGCCGAAAATGGGAGGCCTGCCCCATGCCCGCGTCGTCGCTCGAGCACGCGCTGCTCGAAGAATGGTCCGACTGGATGCGTGCTGCCGGTGCCGCCGGCAACACCGTCCGCACCCGCACTGACGGAGTCAAGCTCCTCTGGTACTCGGCGCAGACCGAGGACCCGGTGCAGATCCCCACCAAGGCCATCGTCCGTTGGCTTGCCGGGTGCAACAGCAAGTGGACCCGTTGCACCTACGCCTCATCGGCCCGGACGTGGTTCCGGTGGCTGGTCGACCAGGGCCACCTCGAGGTAAGCCCGATGGACCGGTTGGCGGTCCCGCCGACGCCTCGCAGCGTCCCCCGTCCGGCGGCCTCGGACGTCGTACGCGAGACGCTCCAGGTCTGCGGCCGCCGTGCTCACGCGTACATCATCCTCGGCACGTTCCTCGGCCTGAGGGTCCACGAGATCGCGAAGGTCCGCGGTGATCACTTCGCTGAGGGCTGGTACTTCGTCACTGGCAAGGGCGACGTCGGGGCGGCGATCCCGACGCACCCGCTCGTCGAGCAGCTGCGGAAGGGCTACCCGTCGACGGGCCCCTGGTTTCCGGGCGTAGAAGACGGGCACGTCCGGGCGACGACCGTCACGAAGACTGTCACCCGGGCGTTCAAGAAGGCCGGCTACCAGGTCACTGCCCACCAGCTGAGGCACTGGTACGGCACCCACGCCCAACGGGTCGGGAAGGACTCAAGGGCGACGCAACACCTGCTGCGTCACGCGAACCTCGCGAGCACCCAGATCTACACCGAGGTCGCCGACCGGCATCTGCAGGAGATCGTCCGCCGTCTGGCGGTCTGATCAAGTAGGCGGCCCCGAAACAGCGACGCAACCGCTGCCCGGGGCCTCGAACGGACAACGGAGGTCCGAACGTGAGCGACACCTTATCCGCGCCCGACCCGGCCACGCAGTTGGCCGAGGTGCGAGCGATCATCGAGGGCCGCACGGTGATGCACTCGTGCGAGTCCACGCTGCAGGCGATCAAGCAGGTGGTGATCCCGCCCCCGGCACCGGGGCCTGAAGTGCCGGTGAACGACGTCGGCTGGCCCCAGCTTCGGCCGAGCGACCCGTCCGAATGATCCAACAACCCAGCGTGGTCGAACCCCCGCGCTGGCGATAACATCAGAGCACCTCACCCCGCCGGGGTGGGGCGGCGGCGGGCCTGGCTGGCACCAGAACCCACCGCCTCGACATCCTCCACTACGACTGGAGAACGCCGTGAATGAATCGTATCCTCGCGCGCGCTCGTGCGCCGCCTCCGATCCTCCCGGTCCCCCGCCCGTCAACTCGTCAAGGGCGGGCGGGGAGACGACCGGACGACCTTCCGCTGAGGAGCTCTGCTCCGAAGTGATGTCGATCTTGGACCGAGCGATCCCGGCCGTGACAGCCGTCCGGCTGCTGCGGGACCTGTTCGACATCCCCGAGCCTGATCCGCAGCCGCTCACCAGGATCCCGCGGGCGCCATACGACCCCCGCGACTGACGAACACGGAAGCCCCCCGGGCTGGAATCCCGGGGGGCTTCTGCATGTGTGACCCCCTGTAACGGTCCCATGGTGGTCTGCGATACACCCGCAGTAGCCAACCCGAGGGGGACCACCATGCGAGCGATCGCGATCACCACCGCTGCCGTGCTGCTGGCGGCCGGCTGTGCCAACGACCAGGCCAGTCCGCCGACGGCGAGCACCAGCCCGTCGACCAGTACGTCGGTCAAGGCGACGCCCAAGCCGAATCCGCCGGCGACGTCGGCACCGGCCAAGTTGACCGCCGAGCAGGTGGTCGCGGCGTTCGCGGCCGCGAAGCTGCCGGTCAGCAACCCGCGCGACAACTCGCGCAACTGCGAGTCCCTCGGGTGTGCGGAGCTCACCACGACCGATGACATCAGCGTCTACACGTGGGACGACCCGGCGGCTCAGAAGAGGTTCATGACGGCGTTCGGCCCGACGCGAGCGTTCAGCTTGGGCAACGTGGTCCTGTCCTACGCGGCCGCCAGGACACCGGCCGCGAACCGTCCGAAGTACCAGCAGGTGCTCAAGGGCATGGGCTGAGCACGACGAAGCCCCCCGGACCGCAAACCCCGGGGGGCTTCTGCATGCGCCGGCCTCTACCGCCAGGCGTCCGGTTCTGCCGGTGTCTCGGGCACGAGCTCGGCCGGCTGACCGCTCTTGGTGCGCGGGTCGCTGGTCGGCGTGACCTTTGCTCGAGCGAGCTCGGCCGCGCCGGGGACCAGGACGACGCCGCCGAACGCGATCCACAGCGAGGCTTTGTCCTCCGCTACAAGGCCGTACGCGACCGCCAGGGCGGCGCCGGGGAACAGCAGGCCGTACAGGTAGGCCCGGACCGGCTCGCGCCGCAGAGCGGCCGCTACGCGCTTCACTCCGGTGCCTTCACGGCGGCCGCGATCTCGCCGAGCTTTTCCAGCTCGGCCTTGCGGTGTTCGCGGGCCTCGTCCCACATCGTGTCGAGGCTGCCGGACTCGTCCTTGATGAGCTCGCGCCCGTACTGCCGGTGAGCGCGGAGCGTGCCCTGATACACCGCTTCTTCGATCTGCTCGGGAGTTGCCATGTCGAACCAGTCCTTCGGTGCGGGGGGTTGTGCAGGGGTGTCGCCGACCGGTGCCGTGATCACCCAGCGGCGGGTGTCGTCGTACCGGGATTTGTCGGCCAGGACCGACACGTGGTTGTGGCCGGTGTGAGGGTTGTCGCCGGGGTACGGCGCCCACGTGAACGGCGCGTAGTACTTGCCGTTGACTGTCTTGCCGTACGACCGGAAGATCCGCCGGTCGCTGATCACGTACTTGATCCGCGGGTCACGCCGGAGCCGCAGGATCTCAGCGAAGCCGGCCGAGCTGAAACCAGCCTCGAGGTCCTTGTACCAGTCGCCGGCGGTGACGACGTTGAGCGAGCTGGCCGGGTCGTCGACCCACGGGTTGTGGTCGGAGTCGCGGGAGGCGTGGGCGGCGTCGCCGATGAATCCGGGATTGGGCGTGCCCGGGTACGCCGCTTTGATCTGGTCCCGCAGGACGAGCAGCGACTTGGCGACGCGCCAGGGCACGGGCATCGCTCAGTCCTCGCCGACGAACTCGTCGGCCTGCTCGTCGCCGTCGACGCGGGTGTCGTCGCCGGCCTCGGCGGGGGTGTCGTCAGCCGGCTGCCCGTCCCACAGGTTCGAGTCTGCCGCCAGCTCTTCCTCGGTCGGCGCGCCCGGCTGCGGAACCTCAGGGGCGACTGGCTCAGCGTCGTCGTTCGGTACTGCGGTGGTCTCGGTCATCGTGCCTTCCCTTCAGTGGTTGGGTTTTGATCGTCTAGCACGCAGCCGACAATCCAGACGCCGGCGGGCTGCGTCGTGGTGACGACCTGCAGGCGCTGCAGCTGGCTACCTTCCGGACACGTTGGCCCAGCGGGACCAGGGGGTCCCGGCGGTCCGTCCTTGCCCGGGGCCCCATCTTTTCCCGGTTCACCAGGTGCGCCGGGCGCCCCGTCCTTCCCGGGTGCGCCGTCCTTGCCCGGGGCGCCGTCCTTGCCGTCGACGCCAGCTGGCCCTGTGAGCCCTCGGATCCCCGGCCGGCCCTGGGATCCCTCGCACTTGGTGACGAGGATCAGGCAGCCTGGCGAGGTGCCGTTCGTGCCCGATTTTCCCTGCGGGCCAGGAGGACCAGCCGGTCCCGCCGGACCTTGCGGGCCCTGCGGGCCCTGCGGGCCGACAGGACCACGAGCGCCAGTTGCACCGGTGTCTCCTTTCTCGGCCGGCGGCCGCTCGGTGATCTCCTTCGCCTGCTGACAGACGCCCTTGCCCAGCACCTTCTCTGCCGCGTTCGCGCCCAATCGGATGCACACCGCGCGATTCTTCGCGGCCAGGTCCGCGAGCTCGTACTCTGCCGCGGCTTGGCCGGTCTCGGCGTCTTGCTTCTGCAGCGTGGTGACGACCAGGCCGGCCGCGCCCATCAGGCCGCCGAGCACAGCAACGACCGGCACCCACCTACCCCGCATCATCCGGCACCTCCCGGGAGTGCTTCGGTCGCGGCCGCGTCGGCGGCCACTGCACCAGGTCCTCGATCCCGTCCGGTTCGACAGCCTGTGGACAGTTCGCGATCGTTGCCCGCAGCAACACGACTGCCCGAAGCACCTTCGGATGCCACCGGTGGTAGTCCTCGAGCTCGGCTGCGTCCTCGTCGTCGAGGCGGGCACGGCGACGATCGAGCGCTGCGAGCCCGCCGAACACCGTCCCGATCAGCAGCCCGATCGCGCCGATGATCGCCGGTAGGTCGTTCACGCCGCCTCATTTCTCCGTGCCTCCAGCCCGGTTGGTTCACTACAGGAACGCGCTCGTCGCGGGTGGGTAGCGGAGGTTGAACCCGAAGACGTCGTTCAGTGCCCACGCCACTGGTGCGGCCGCGCCCATCCGCTGTCCGGCTTCGGCGACTGCCCCGAACGACGTGGTTGTCCCCACCGTTGCGCAGGCCCGGTGGAACGTCGTACCGGCCGAGGCGTCGAAGTACGCCAGGCTCCCGATGTACTGTTGGTCGTAGTCGGCCCGGACCGCGATCGGCAGTGTCCACGCGTAGTTGCCTGCACCAAGGTTCGACGTGCTCCCGACCACGATCCGGCAGTCCCACTGGACCATCCCACCGGAGTACCGCCACCGGCTCACCACCACCGCGTTGCCATAGGTGATCGACGATCCGCCGGCGGTGAACACCGGGGTGAAGGTGGTCTTCTCCGTCGACTCGAGCGGGATCCAGTTCGACCCGTTCCACATGTACAGGACCTGCACGTTGTCGGCCCACGCCAGCATCCCGAGCTCGCGGATCCCGGCCGGCAGCGCGTTGAGCAACGCCGTGGTGGTCGCGAACCGCATCACGGTCTGCCGCATCAGGTAGCCGTTGACCTCGCTCGCGTACAGCGGCGGTGGTCCATCTACGAACGTCTTGAAGCCAGCCATTTGGTCATCCTCTCCGGGTCACAGCGCGGTGCCGATGTAGCCGGGCTGGCCTTCGCGCCATTCCGGGGAAGCGTTGACGGACGCCGGCGCGGGGTTCGACGTGTACAGCACCCAGAACCCGTCGCCGGACGACCCAGACAGATGCTTGGTCCGGACCGTGCCGGGCGCCGGCGCAACCACCACGTCGGGAATGCCGAGGTCGGCCTTGTCCGACGTGATCAACCTGGTGCTGGTCGGCAGCGAGAACTGCACCTCGTAGATCGTGGCGTCGGACGGGTACGGCGGGACCAGCCACTCCAGATCCCACGAGCCCGGTACGCCGACCTGCGGGTGGACCTCTGGCGTGCCGGGATCGAAGTCGCTCAGCCGGTCGAGCAGGTGCGGCGGCCCGAGGGTGTAGCGCACGATCCACCGGTCCGGTGTGACCTCGTGCTCTCGGCCGAGCACCGCGACCCGCTCAACGGTCCCGTCGTGCTCGAGCAGCGCCATCCCCGGCACCGTGCCCTGCAGTTGCTGTACGGACTGCAGCGGGCCGGACAGGGCCTGGGTGAACGGCACGGGCGCGGCCTTCAAGGGCAGCGTGCCGATCACTGCCCGGGTGAACCAGTACGGGTTGGTTCCCGGCGATGCGATATCCAGCGTGCCCAGATCGATCACCACGTCGCGCGCGCTGGCCCCCGACGCCCGGTAGGGGCCCTGCTTGAACTCGACCGGAGTGCCACCGGCCGGCGGCGCCTCGAGGTCGTACTGCCCCCACCGCAGCGTCGCGGCGTTCGTGAACAGCGACACGTCTTCGCCCTCGTCGCGCTTGGTGTAGCCGACGTACCGGCCCAGGTGAACGAACTCGTCACCCGGGTCGGTGGCCTGCCCCTCGGTGTGGGCGGGGTCGTCAGTGAACGTCAGCGCCGCGGCCGCCGTCGCGCCGGTCAGCCACTGGTTGTTGGGCTTGAGCACGAACGGCTGCGCTTTCAGCGGCTGGTACTTGAACGTCATGTTCCGCAGCCGCGCCTCGGCCCGCAGCGTGTCCAGCAGCGACCCGAGATGGTCGGTGGCGAAGTACAGCTTGCGGACCGTCGCGGTGTCCCATGCAGCGTTCGACCAGTTCAGCGGCAGGTCGATCGCCGGAGCCTCGGTGGTCACCGCCAGGCCCGTCCACGACGTGATCCGCTGGGCGAGCGTCTCGTTGGTGAAGTTCCGGGGCGGCGTCGACATGCCGGCCAGGTTCTCCTCACCGTTCATCGCGATCAGCGAGATCCGGTGAGTCTTCACTGCGGTGTTGCCCGGCTTGTACTCGGCGTTGACCTCGACCGACTCGGACAGCTTCACCTGGGCGATCCGGCCGCGGTACACCTCGACTGCGCCGTACTTCACTGCGAACCACCGCAGTCGCAGATCCATGGCCTCAGGCAGTGTCGCGTTCAGCTGGCAGGTCTCGACCTCGCGGTGCACGAACATGCCGTCCTCGACGGTGGTCGGGGAGTTGATGTTCAGCGCCGTGAACGTCGCCGGCAGCAGCTCGTCCGCGCCGGCCCCGCCCAGCGAGTCCTCGCCCAGGATTGCCTCGCCGAGGATGAACCCCGGCGTGGCGGTGTAGAACTCCAACTTCGACGCGTCGAAGTTGCGGCCGCGTGCCCATGCCGGCCTCACGCCGGGACCGCCCGCCACGAGGTGCCGTTGAAGCCCTCGTACTCCTGAATGGCCGAGATGACCCGGCGGCCCACCTCGGGGCCGTCGGCCAGCGCGTAGACGTTCACGGTCACCCCAGCCCCGGCTCCTGCAGCGAACTGCGCACCGCCCGCCAGCGCGCCGGCGGCAGTGAGGCTGACCACGGGATCTGCCGACAGGCCACCGGTGATCAACGTGGACACGTCCCCGAGGGTCCGCTTCAGGTCCGGCAGCTGGGCCTTGATCTCGTCGATCAGCCCGCCCATGATCGCCGCGCCGGCGGGCTTGAGCAGCCGCTTGTCCTTGTCGAGCGGGCCCTTCCACGACGGGATGATGTTCGTCACCCCGCTGAGCACGCCCTGCAGGGACGGGAGCTTCGACTGGATCCCGTCGATCAGCCCAGAGATCACCCTCGAGCCGGCGTTGAACAGGGCGCCGCCCCAGTTCCCCCCGCTGGCCGCCAAGGCGCCAGGGATGCCGCTGACGAACGACTTGACCGCGCCGATCCCGTTCCGCAGCCCGCGATCCAAACCGCCCATCGCGTCACCGCCCATCCTGACCAGCGCACTGACCACCGCGCCACCCGGCAGCGCGTTGATCAGCGCAGACCCTGTGTTCTTCGCCAGGGCGGCCGCCCGGCCGGTCACGGTCGGCTGGGATCCCAGCAGCCCGCGGTCGATCGCAGATCCGAGCAACGCGCCACCACGCTGGAAGATCGAGATCGGGTTGTACTGGATCGCGGCCGCGCCCAGCTTCACCATGACGCTCGACACCGCGCCGGCGGGGTTGTGAGCGCCGAAGGCCTTCGACACCGCCAGCGCCCCGGCGGTACCGGTTGCCGCCAGCGACCCGAGCGGCAGGAACGACGCCAGGTTGGACAGGTTCCGCGACAGCCAGCCCGCGGCGTTGGCCTGCATCGTCGAGTCGTTCACGAACCGCTGCCCGAACTCGAAGATCGCGTTCCCGGCGATGTTGCCGAACCTCGTGCCCAGGTTCGCCTGCTCGGCGATCTTGCCGATGGCCTCGAACTTCTTCACGATGCCGGGCGTCTCGCCGCCCCCGTCGTCGCTCGACAGCAACGTGTTCAGCGCCTTCAGGGATCCGAGCTGCCTCTGCAGGTCGATCTCGGCGACCGTCTTCAGGTGCGGCGCCACGGCCGACAGCGCCGGGGTCAGCTTCTGCTGCAGGTTGTCCGCGAGCTCACCGGTGTTGGTCGCGAGGTCGAGGAAGGTCTGCTTGTTGTCGTCGATGAAGGTGACGACCTCGCCGAGCGCGGTCTTGATCTTCGGCAGGCCTTTGTCGACAAAGGTGTCGATCTTCGGCTGGACCTTCTCGCCGAATGCCGTGCCCCACTCCTCGAGCTTCGGGATCACCTTGGTGCCGAGGAAGTCGACCACGTTGGTCTTTACGGTGCGGGTGAACGACGTCAGCCGAGCCTTTGCGTTGTCGTTCAGGGTCGTACCGGCCCGATCGGCGGCGCCCGCCAGGTCGCCAAGGCCTTGCACGGCTGTCGACGGGTCCAGGGCCAGCAGCGCCGCCTGCATGTCCTCCGACTTCGTACCGAACAGGTCGATCGCGACTCGCGCCTGGTCGGCCGGATTCTTGATCGCCCGGACACGGTCCAGCACCTGGTCGAGGCCGGCGGCGGCACCAGGACCACCCTTCGCGAAGACCTGCTGCATCTTGTCGGCGTCGAGGCCGATCGCCTTGAACCCCGCGACCGTGGTCGCCGAGCCGTCCTTCGCCCGGATCGCGAACTCCTTCAGCGAGTCCGCGACCGTGTCGGCGTCCCGGGCACCGGCCCGAAGTCCCTGGTTCATCAAGCCCAACGCCTTCGGGCCATCGATGCCCAAGGCCCGGAACTGGGTCGAGTACTCGGTGAAGGTGTCGAGCAGATCCTCGGACTTGTTGATGCCGAGCTGCTGGCCCTTCACCAGGAGATCGAACGCGGCCTTCGCGTTCGGGGCGAGCTTGTTCTTCAGGATCTGCGCTACCGCCCGGGTCGACGCCTGCGCATCCTCCCCCGAGAGAACGATGTAGTTCTGGATATCGGCACCGACAGCAGCGATCGCCTCGCGGCTGTCGTTGATGCCCACGACCCCGTTCTGGAAGGCCGCCCGGATCGTGTCGCCGGCATCCTCGACCGACTCGCCGAACCCGCTCTTGTACAGGTCGCCGGCCGCGGCGCCGATCTTCTCGGCGTCCTTACCGGTCAGGCCGAGCTGGGCCTGCAGCTTCGACTGGGCCGCCCCGAAGTCGAGGCCTTCGGCCAGGCCGGCCCCGAGCGCGGCCGCCGCGCCCAAGGCACCCAGCTTGAGCTTGTCCTTGAGCCCCGACCAGTCCTTGCCCGCCTTATCGACGGTCGACTCCACGTCGCTCGAGAACTGCGAGAGGCCTACCTTGGCCGCGCCCACATCGGCGAGAAAGGCGATCTTGACGATGCCGGGCACTGGCCTACCTCCTCCGTCTAGCGAGCGCTATGAACGCTCGTCGTTCCAGCTTGGTGAGCGCCAGGTACTCGCTCGGGGGGACACCGGTCAGCAGGCAGAAGGCGGCCTTCTCCTCGGCCCGGCTCAGGGCTTGGCGGCTTCTTTTCCCGCTTCGGTCGGCACCAGGAGGTCGTTGTCGTTCGCGGTCTTCTTGGTGAAGTACTTGCTGACGTCGCCGTTGGGCATCGCCATCGCGGCCTTGAACGCGACCCCGGGCTTCTCGCCTTCGCGCATCCGGTGCACTCCGATCAGCGCGCGGCCCACGGTGTAGTTCGACTTCATCCCGTCGATCGGCTTCTTCAGCTGCTCCTCGATCGCGAGTTCGTCCCAGCCGGTCAGCGAATCCACCATCTCCTCGACCGTGAGCTCGGTCTTCGGCCATGTCTCAGCAGCGGGCTCGCTGGTCGCGGTGGTGGCCTCTGCGGCCTCTGTGGTCTTGCGAGTAGGTGCGGTCATCCGAGTCCCCGTCTCCTGATCTTGTCTTGCAGTTCGTTTTCGAGCATCGCGGGCAGCCGTGGCTTCAGCTGGTCGTCCGCGCGCTGCATGAACCGTTGCGCTGGGATATTTCGCCGGGGCCATCCGTAGTTCTGCACCCCGGCGTAGTTCCTGGTCTTGCCCCGTCCGGCCATGACCACCGAGCGGTTCTTGGCTCGGTTGCCGCGGACGCTCCCGGCGAGCTTGCCGGACCGGGAGTTGACGAACCCGGCAGCGATATCGGCACCCCGGCTAGCGATCGACCCGAACGTCTCCTTGAAGTCGTCCACGTCGAGGCCGAGCTTCGACAGGTTCGCGAGAGCCTGCTTCAGCCCGCTAACCCGGGTGCCGGTCGCCATTACGGAACCGAGACCGCTTCGACCGTCACCGTGGTGACAGCCGAGTAGGTCCAGTTGATCCGGCGGGTCACCGGATCCATGAACCGACGCAGCCGGGCCCCGGAGAACACCACGACCCGCGACTGCGCGTTCGTGACCGCCAGGGCCGCGTCCGGGTTGATTGCCGACGCCCCTTCAGGCGTCTGCGTGGTCGGGTCGTCGAGCGTCCACGTGATCGGCGCGCCGCCGCCGTTCGCGACGCGCACCGTGAGGCGCTTGACTCCGGCCGGCACTACGACGTAGTTGCCGGTGGCATCGGCCGCGGCCGGACCTGGGTTGACGGCGAGTGCGCTGGACCCGTCGACCAGCGTGACCTGGGTGGCCATTACGCCGTCACCCGGACGGGCTTGCCGGTGCAGGGCCACACCACGGACGCGGTCATGCGTGCCGTGGTCGACGCGTCCGCCTCGCCGCCGAGGAGGTCACCGTCCGGCTCGGACACGACCGCCGTGCCGGTGAAGTGCGGCTGCGTCGGCGACGGAACCGCGTTGCCGTACGGCGCGATGGTGTAGTCGATCTCGGTGCCGGGTGCGGTGAACATCAGGTCCCACAGCGACCCGGCCACCGCGTCCTGCACCATCGTGATCTCGAGGTTGTACTGCCGAGCTCCGCCGGCGGCCGCGTCCGCGAACGTGATGAAGTCCGCGTCCGACTCACCACTGGTCACCTTCGCAACCGACACCTCGTCGGTGTACGCGTCGCCTTCGACCTCGAGGGTCAAAAGCCTCGTACCGATTCCTGCCATGGCTATAGCCCTTCCGCTTCTCGCCGGCCCTCTATGACCATGGCTTTGATGATCTGGCCGTCTGTTTGTGGGATTTCTTCGTTGCGTACCTGTGTGAGATTCATGAGCGGCCACAGCGCGTTGCTGAGGTCGACCAGGTGCTCGTCGACGAACTTCTGTGCGGCGGCCATGTCGCTGGGGACGCAGACCACGACGCCCCAGTACTGCCAGGCGCCGTTGATCTTCTTGCCGGGGAACTCGGTCCGGATGTGCTCGATCCAGCCGCGGCCAGGCCCGGTGACCGCCTTGTAGTACGGCTCGACCGTGATGCCCTCGAGGGCCGACACCGCTTCGGCCAGGAGCTCGCGCACGACCTCGGCCACGGCTAGACCTCCTCGGCGACCGGCGTACGGGCCGCCCCGAAGAAGAACCTGCCTTCGGACTCGATCCCGCACAGCTTGGCGATGTCCGGATCGGACCGCAGGAAGTCGCTGCCACCGAACTCGGTGTTCAGCGACGTCCCGAGCGGCGACGTACGCCGGGCGTACAGCCGGTTCGCGAGCATCGCCGTACCGAGCTTGACGTCGGCACCCGGCGTGAACACCGCCGGCGTACCGACGAACAGGTCCTTGCGCCGGCGCTCGATGAACGCGGCCGCGGCGTCGACGTCGGCCTGCCAGGCCGCGTCGGAGTCTGCGACGACGGAGGCCTCCACCATCGCCGCAGCCACCGAGTATTCGAGCCAGGCTGCCATCAGGCCGCGTTGACGACCTTGGCGAACGCCGCCGCCTTCAGCGTGTTGAACGCGACGTAGCCGCCGTAGGCGATCTGGACACCGAGGACCGAGGGCAGCACGGCCTGCAGCAGACCGATGCGCTCCTCGTAGACCTCGGTCCAGCGCTTCGCGCCGATGATGACGGTGCCGGACGGGAACGACGGTACGACGTACCGCGGCAGCCGCAGCAGGTTGCCGTCGAACGATCCGGCCTCGGTGTCGCCGACGTTCTTCTGCATCGCGACCTGGGACTCGATCAGCGGGCCGAGCGTGCCCCACATGTCGAGGCTCATCCAGATCGTGTCGGGCAGGCGGCCGGCGCCGGCGTAGGCCAGGGCGGCGCCGGCGTAGATCGCCGTGATCCAGTCCTTGAGCGTCGAGGCGGCGCCGGTGCCGGCGACCTCGACCGTGGCGGTGACCGCGGCCGCGAACGCGTCACCAGCTGCGTTCTCGGTGACCAGGCCGTACTGGTCGGTCAGGTCGTTGAGGATCGCGTCCCATGCGGCCGGGGAGGTCCAGTCGATCTCCTGCCGGGAGACGTCGAGCCAGCCGCCCCAGGTCTCCTTCGTGAAGGTGACCGAGCCGATCGTCATCTTCTGCGAGCCGAGCCCGGTCGACGTCGCCTGGGTGGTCTGCTTGCCCATGGCAACGTGCTGGGTCACGACCGGCCGCTTGAAGGTCTCGCCGGCGAAGTCGAGCGGCTTGGCGCCGACCGACGCGATGAACGGGCGCGCGCTGTCGACGTCGTTCATCACCTCGCCGATGATCGGCACGGGGATGATGCCCGGGGTGTCACCGGACACCTGGGTGACTCGGGCCTCGGTGCGCAGCGTGGCCGCGTTCGTGCGGGCCTGGCGCACCTGGTCGTCGGTGGCGCCGGGGAACACGACACCGGACGCCAGGAGCCGGTCCCGGGCGTCGACGTCGGAGTGTCCGCCGTGACCGAGGTCGGCCGCGCGGCACATGTCGACGAGCACCTGGCCGCGGGTCTTGTAGTCGCCGACCCGTGCCTGGGTCCGCGCGGCGATGTGGCCATCCGCTCCGGCGCCGGTCGCGCCGTTCGGCTGACCGCCACCGCTTCCGCCGGCGAGGACGTACCGGGCGCCGGCCTGGTCGCTGGCGCCGCGCAACTGCTCGAAGTCCTCGATCGGCTTGATCTGCTTGTCGAGCTCGGCGATGCGCGTCCGGTACTTGGTCAGCGTCTCGTCCTCGGAGGTGCTGAGGTCGCGCTTGGCGTCGTTGACCTCCTTCAGCGTGCGCTCGACGAAAGCGACGCACTCGTCGCGCTCCTGGTAGAAGCGGGCCAGGATCGGCGAGGGGTTGGCGCTGCGGCCGTCCGCGCCGGCGATCGGCCAGACGGGCTTGCCGCCGACGATGCCGACTGCCTGCAGGCCGGTGCGGGGGTGGAACGGGAGTCCGAGCTTGTCCAGCTGGACGCGGGTCGTACGCATGATGCCTCCTGGGGCACGCGATCGGATGAGTTGCTATCTCCGGTCGGGTGTCCTCAGGTGGCCTCAGGTGCCTCAGAAAGGCGGCCTGGACCGGCGCAGTGAAGCGGCCCGGCTGTTCTAGCCAGATGGTACGACAACGGCCCCCGCTCGCCCTGTAGGACGATGCGGGGGCCGCTGGCCGGAGCCAATCCCGGCAACCCTTGGCAGGTGAGCCTCAAGCCGGGTTGGTTACCGGCGTCTGTGACAGCAGCAGGCTAGCGCGGGCCGGCCTTCACGTCCTCGAGATAGCGCGACCAGGCATCGACCTTCCGCTGTCCGGTGTCACGGCCCGGAGGGGGCGCCGAGCGGACCCACTCGACCGGGGTCCGGATGAACGCCGGCGTCGACACCAGCGCCACCGACACCAGCCGCGACTCGACCCGGTCGACCCGGTCTTTGTAGGCGGAGCCGAGGTCGGGATCCCACTTCTCCGCCAGTTGCCAGTTGGACAGGATCGGCTGGAACCGGATCGAGAAGTACCCGAGGGCCGCGTTGCCCTCTTCGTCCGGCGTGGCCAGCTGGGCGGCGCGCTGCGACTTCTGGTCGTCGTGCAGGTTCCAGACGACACGCAGCACGTCAGTTTCGTCGTGCCATTCCGAGGCGACGCCGATCGGCCAACCGACGTTCCCGAATTCGGCCATGTCGTCGTGGAAGACGTGCAGCGGCAGCGACCGGGCAGCCTCCTTGATGGATTTCGCGAACGACCCCGGCAGGTGCGACTCGACGAAGAATCCGACGTCGGTGGGGTCGTTGTACGGGACCGCGATGCCTTGCATCTTCGTCTTGGTGGCGTTGAGCTCGAGGCCGACCACGTCGACCTCTACGGCCCTTCGCTCGGTCGGGATCTTGGTTGCCGTGCTCATGCGGTCGCGCCTTCCTCGTCGTCGGTGTCGGTGTCCCCACCAGGGAGGACGGTCAGTTGCGGAGTGCCCGGCGCCGCCGGGGCCTTCGGTACCTGGAGATCGCCGACTGTCGGCGTGGGCGCGAGTCCGAGGTAGATCCGGCCCTCCTCGCGGGTGAGCAGGCCGGCCTCAACGGCCATCTTCACCGAGGCGATCGAGGAGGCGAAGTCGTCGCGGGTCAACTGGTTGCGGTCGAACCGGAGCTTCCGTTCCATCGGGGTCCACTTCAGCCCCCAGACCTGCTCGAAGTTCCGCATCACCGGCTCGAGCGCGGTCCGCTGCATCACCAGGAACATCGGGCCCGGCGACTTGTAGGTGTGGCTCGAGGACTGTCCGCCCACCCAGTACGGGTCGAGGTTCAGCAGGTTCGCCATGTCGACCAGCGTCATCTGCCGGGCCAGCGTCGCTTCCTGGGCTTGCGGCGAGAACGCCAGCGGCTGGACAACGGTGCCGTTCGGGAAGATGCCGGCCTTACGGCCCGGACCGGCGTACTTCTCCTCCCACGCGTCGGCGGCGTCGTCGAGCTCTTCCTCGGTGAGGTGCTTCTGCGGTGCGATGACCGCGACCGAGGGCACACCGCCCTTGGTCAGGTTCGCCGACTCGGCTGCCTCCTCGAGGCCGGCCCGGTTCAGCGTGTTGAGGTACCGCTCGACGATGCCCCAGCCGCGGTGAGGCTCCCCAGGCGCAGCGCCCCACCGGACGTGTACGACGTCCTCGCGGCGAGCGACCTTCTGGCCGTTCAGGTAGTAGTCCGGATAGCCGCGGCCGTGGGAGACGTCGATCCCCCACTCGGCAGCCGGGAACCACCGAGTCACCGCCGGCAGGCCGGTACGACGGTCCCGCGACGCGACCAGGTGGAGCGCGTTGCCGTGCACCAGGTAGTCCTCGACGTGGACCTGGATGAACAGGGCGAGCGACTCGAGGTTGAGGTCGGGCATCTGCAGCAGGCGAGGCCGCGGCGTCAGCGGGACGGGCCCGTCGTACTCGTCCAGGTCGCACTGGGAGATCAGCCCGCCGTACAGGGCCATAGCGCGACCGACCGCCGGCAGTGCCTGTGCGGTGACCGAGTCCCACACCTGCCGGGTCAGGGTTGCCGGGTCGACTACCGGCGGCCAGATTTGCACGCGATGCCCCTTCTCTCAGTCGGGGTGGAGACGGTCAGGACTCGACGGAAGCCGCGGCCCGCGCCTGGGTCTTCCACTCCGTGGATTTGCGGGACGCTTCCCGCAGCGCCTCCTCCGGGGTGTAGCGGACGATCTCGCCGTCCGTATAGTCGACCGGCTTGGCCGCACGCTCGGCCTTCGACATCTCCGGCAGGGCCGCCACGGTCGCGGCGTGCGCGTCCTCCTCGGGCTGCGACTGCGGCATGTCCGGGCCCAGCGACGCCGGCGCCTCGTCGGGGTACTGGTCCGCGGTCAGGCCGGCGTCACCGGACGCCTCCGGGTCGTCGACGGTCTTGGCGTGGTCGGCCGGCGAGAACTGCCCGGTCGCGGCCTCGTTCGGCCCGGCCGCCTCGGTGCCGTCCGGCTTCTCGCCGAGCTCGCCGTCCGCCGCGGTGTCGGTGCCGGACAGGTTGATGATCCCGAGACGGCCCTGCCCTTCGCGCTCGGCCTGGACGACGCGGTCGTACTCGTCGCCGGTCACGTCGTCGCCCTTCAGGAAGGCAACGACCTGCGAAACCGTGAAGTCGTTGGGGTTGTCGCCGGCCTGGAACCGCTTCTCTTCAGCCACTGCTAGCTCCTTCATCGGATCTTGAATCGGCCTAGGTCAGGCTCGATCTCCCTCGGGTGGTCCACCGCCCAGACTGCCGCAGTAGCTGCCACCAGCGCGGTAATGGACACGTCCGGGTCGACGCGCCACGCCCACGCACCGCTCGGCCCTGTCCGACGCTTCCCCACGTGCTCGAGAGCGGTGTTCAGTGCCGCCTGGCCGATATGGCGTAGTTTCGCACCTCCGCGCGCTGTCACCTCACCGTGGAACTGCGCACACGCCGCCGAAAAGTCCATCTGGGACAGGCGAAGCACGTCGAGGCCTCCGGCAATGATCTTGTCGGCTGCATGCCGAGCAGGCCCCGAGTTCTGTACCGCGACCTGCGGAACGACCCCGTTGAACGTCCACCGCTTCACCAACGCGGCAACGGCATCGGGCAGCCACGTGACGCCGTCCTGCACCTTGATCACCTCGATGATCGCCGAGCCGTTCGGCGCCCGCCACGCCACCGCGATCGACCCGTCACGGCCATCCGGATCCGCTTCGAAGCCGAACCCGACCGTGCCGCGCGCCGGGATCGGTCGATCCGACATGGCAGCCACCCACTGCGGCTGAGAGATCACGTTCCAGCCGCCCATCGACGACTGCAGACGGTTGCCGTACGCCCTGATGTACTCGCGCCGCGACAGCGACCCCTCGCCCTCATACCCCGGCCGTTTCAGGTCGGTCCGGATCTGGTGGCGCATCTTCTCGGCCGGCGCGGTTGGGTGGAACCCCACCGCGGGATGGATCGCCAGGCACGCTTCCACCAGCTGGTCGTCGGTGAGGTCGCCGATCGGGATTCCCCCCGGCTCGTCCTCGAGCGACCACTCGAAGTACGCCGTTCCGGTACGCCGGTCCATCTCGACAGCGGCACGGCCTTTCTTCACGTCAGCGTTCAGACCAGCCGATTCCTCGGTGCCCATCGTCGACGTCTTCCAGACCTGCGCATTCCGGGTCAGCAACCCGGGCCGGTACGCCGCCTGCAGACCCTCAGCGGCCAGCGCATCGAATGCCCACCATTCGTCGACGTCGACGAGGTCAGGTGACTCGCCGTGCATGTTCTCGTCGTTCGGGGCGAAGGGCCGCAGGATCGTCTTCGTTGTCAGGTCCTGGATCTTCCACGCCGATCGGCCCACCCACCGCCGCAGGTTCGGCGCCAGGTCCGGATTCCTGAGCATGGCGTCTGTGGCTTTCGTCCACCGAGCGACCGCCTTCTCACCGTTCTGTGCGGTCATCCACATCTCACCGCCAGGGATTAGCGCCATGCGGTGCAGGTAGAGCGGGATCTTGATCGTCGTTTTCCCGGCCTGCCGCGGAATCGTCACGATCACCTCGTCGTACGCCCACCATCCGGTGTCTGGGTCGACCTCGTTCGCGACGTCCAGCACGTACGCCTGCCACGGCATCGGCGGCAACCCGATCGAGACGGCGAGCCGCGAGACCTGCCCTGCGTAGGTCGGCCTATGCGGGGAGCGCGGTGTCGCCCACCGCGGGGCTGGGCCCCACTCCGGACGCCAGTCCAACGGGGTGTGGCTGTCCTTGGCCGGGACCACCGGCGGCAGCAGCAGGTCGGTCACTGTCGCCTCCCTGCGGTGGTTGGTTGCCTTCGGCCAACGGTAGGCGAGACAACGCCTTGTCCAGCTCCGACGACAGCCTCACGAGCTCCGAAACCGGCAGATCCGGCTTGTCGAGGGCCTTCGCGAGCCGTTCAGCGACCCGAGCGTGCGGATCGTGCCACGACTGGATGCGGCCGGCCGTCCGCGCGGTACGGATCGCCTTCCGCACCGCCGCCGCGATCGTCGCCGAGCTGCTCATGCCCCGGATTCTAGGGCGATCCGGGCGCGGAGAGAGAGAAACGG